AATTTAGAGGCTTGGTGTGCTGTTTCGCTCCGAAGTTTGAGGACTGTTAGTAGCCTTTCGGAGCCTGTTAGCTGGAGGCGAATGATGTCTTTTGCGAAGTGACTTTTTCAATATAGCACAACTACTAGGCTTGAGGCGCTCCCTCTTGAGGAGGATATTGCTCAGCTTGTCCTTCAGGTGGCGGCATAGGGGCAGACATCTGATTTATTTGAGCTTGAAGTGCAAGAACTTCACTTTGTTTTTGCAACTCTTTTTGTATCTCAGCTTTGAGTGCATCTTCTTGCTTCTTGGCTTTTTCTTCTTCGTCGAGCGAAGGTAGTCCAAGATTCTTACGGATGAGGCTAAGTACCTCAACATCATCAGCAGGAATAATGCCAGATGCAATGAGTGAAGTGATGGTGCTGAGACGACCGTTGACTGTTGCTTGGTCTTCTTCCACATCAAAAACAAATTCTCCCCAATCTTCGCTGAACCAGCTTGAAGGAAAGTTGTCATGTAGCAAGCCACGAATCATCTTGTGAATAATTTCGTGCTTGAGTGTAGTTGTTAGCGCAAAAATAGTTGAGTCAAAGGTCATTTTGAAATTCTGACCAAAACCATTGTTGCCTAGATTTGTCGTGCCTGAACCGCTATTAACGTCGAAGATGCCTGAAGGTATTGCGAAGCTCGATTGAATGCCTCTATCGATGTATTCTAGAGCTTTGAAGTGATTTTCGCTAGTATTTTGTATTTGGATGCGAGTAAGTTCAACGTCGTTATCAGTGACAATGAATCCGCGTTTTTGAATGTCTTTTAGTTGGTGCGAAAGAGCCGCTTGTTTTGTTAATTGAAGTGGTTTACCCTTGCTGTCTTTTTTGACGTTACCTTGGGTGTCAACCATTGTGGTCGTGCCGTTGTTGGGTGTTTTTGCCCAGAGTAGACCTTCGCTGTCGTTTTTGATGCGGAGAGCTAGGTGCGTGAGTACTACACGTTTTAGGCGATAATATGGCAGCGCTGATATACCGTCCCCAATACCCCAAACACTTGAAGCGTCGAATGCTGAGCCGCTATTGTTAATTATGTGTATACATTTCTGATATGGAATTTTTACTTCCTTTCCATCTCCGTTTCGATACAAAATCCATTCAATCTTGCCCGATTGAGTTGATGACTTCCCAAAAGAAACTATTTGGTCAGGATTCAGGACGTTGATATTACCTATTCTCCATTGCCCCCTGTACCCTCGCAGCTTTGATGATTTTGTAAATTCCGCAACTCCAACGCCATGTAGGATAACTGAGGAAAGTAACTTAAATATAATTTGCTTGAAACTTTTGGGGAGCGTTTTTAAATTACTATTTACAAAAGCCTCTATTTCTTTCTTAGGATGTGAATATTCTCCGAAACTTTGGGTTGCCCTAAGTGCTTTAAATGATAAGCATTGGCTTGCTATGGGGTCACGGCTCGCCATGAGCGACATTTCGCGAATTGGAGGACGCTCGGTTTCTGTAGGATGGTTAATTGCTTGTAGTGCTAATCCTGTGAGCGACGCAATTTCTGTGGAGTATTGTCCTTGTTGAAGTGCTGCCATTGGCGTAGGGGTTCCAGCAAACAGCAAAGAATCGTCTAGGTCTTCTAATAGGTTTAACTGAGTTGCTTCCTCGAACATTGGCATAGCTACACTGAAAATTTTTACTGATTAGCCCCATTATACCGTACTAGATGCGTGATTGAGTTTCTCTTCTTCGGTAGCGTATCTGTAATTTACAAAATCAGGGCTGGAACTTTTTATTCTTTTGCCTAGGGTAGCCTTACTTATACCTTCTAATTTTACAGCTAATCTCATCGATTCGTAATAAACATTATTTACCAAAACAGGTATACTACTAGGAGTACCAGCACCAGTCAGTTTTGCACTTATTTTAGCTCTAGCCTCCATTGTCACATCTCTTCCCATAGTTGCAGCGCTAATTTTAGCTTTAGTTTCTTCAGATGTAACTTTACCTTTCTGAAAAGCACTCATTTTTGCTCTGCTCTCAGTAGTGTGTACTCTACCCTTATTTATAGAGGCTAAATACACTATTCTTTCTTTCATCTCATCTGTAAAGGGTCTATCTTTCGCTATTTCACTCATCTTTGCTTTTGTTTCTTCAGTATGTTTCCTACCCTTACCAGCCAAACTGATTTTTTCTCTTGTTTTTTCTGAGACAATTCTGCCAGTACTTGCAGCACGCAACTTAGATTTGGTTTCCTCGGTATGCTTCTTGCCAAGTCTAGTCTGCTGACCTTTTTTGGATGCCCTCATTTTAGCTTTCATCTCTTCTGTAAGATTAACCCCACCCCTCCCGCCAAGACTTATATTGTAGGTGTCTTCACGTTTGACAAATTCTTGAGTTACCATTTCAGCTTCGGCTAAATAAGCATCAGTAGCACAACTAAATTCAGCCAGTGTAGTCCTAATAAATTTATCTTTACCATACTTCTTCACAGCCAACTGTAAAGCATCCCCACTTCCGATATAACACTTAGACTTAGAAGTATTTGAAAGCTTATGCACCCCCACATAAATTTTGCCATTACAAACGTTCGTAGTTTTATATAAAATCCAAATCTCTTTATTTGTTTCCATTGCAAATATGCCTTTCCTGAGTTATAATAGATACAGTATAGCACACTGTGAGTATAAAATGCGTCCTGATAAGTCAAAACGTCTAAATGCAAAGTTATCTGCCAAAAGACATGAAAAATTGTCGAAATATGCAGAGTCCCAAGATAAAGATATGACATCCGTTATCGAGTCGTGGATTGATTCTCTCCCCAACGTAGAATAATGACCGATTCCCTATTCCCCAAAGTTGACGGGCATGAGTTCCTTGCACCAAGAAATTCTGTCGGAGTGCCATTCGAGACGCTGTTCGCCGCCGAGGATAATTCACTTCACCAGAAACTTAACGGTTCCTACGATAAGTACTTCCCCCTCTATGTCCTAACAAATATTCAAGGTTCTAAGACCGACTACCGCCCAAGTATCAACCTAATTAATGCCACTGGCACTGAAACGAAGCTGAAAGGAGTGATGACCCCGACAATATATAAGGAAAAGATAAATAGGCGCGAGGTGGGTCGAAAAAACGATGTTCACCCTATACTCGGCAATAAAAATTTGGCATTAAACAGAATTTACTATCGTGAATTTCTAATACCCAAGCTCGACCCTCGATATTCTCTGATTATTGATGGCAAATTCATAACAAACACAATTCAAAAGCCAGCCGAACAATTCACAGATATCTCAGTAAGCCCTAGCAGTGTCTTCGAGCCATTTGCCAAGGGAAGTCTTGTAAAGTACTCTGGTAACTACTGGAGATGTCTAGAGCCTACCAAAGCTTACCCAAGCAGTGAGAATACGAGCTGGAAACAACTACCACAGCAACAATCAATTTTCACTGCGGATATCTATTCAATTTTTGGTAGTAATGTACAATTTCTGCAAACTTATACCGAAGACCGCACTTTTAGACCAGAACAACAAGATACCTCTTTGGTTACATATAATGTTTCGTGTTTTTATGGTTAGATAGTAATAGGATAAACCGTCCAACAGTAGTGTAGGTACTGGGGAGTTGTATAAGCCTTAATCAAACAACCCCATCTACCACATCCATAAATTTATTAAGTAAAAAATGAACATCTTATTTATTCTGCTAGCTGGCGAATCTTGAGTCTGCCTTACAGCACTGGGGATTTACTAAAGGTGGCTGCGAAGATGAAGGAATTTATTGGTATTCACAAGTTTTAGATAGAGTATTAAATGTGGCAGAATTTCACGATGGAGTATACCTATCTTCTAAGACTAGTAGCGATTTAATACCTAATTATCATGCTTTTCCTCATATTTTGCGACGTAGAGTAAGTTTGCTGATGTCAAATCATACTATTAGACCAATGTTTACCTCTTAAGATGGATATACATACGTCTATTTTGTGTTATATTAGTAATCGGCGGGATGGAGCAGTCTGGTTAGCTTGCGAGGCTCATAACCTTGAGGTCGATAGTTCAAATCTATCTCCCGCCATAACACCCTTCCGAGTGTCTCGGATTGCTTAGTGAAAGTGGCAGTTTCAACACTGCGCTTAGCCGTATAAAGGCTAGGCTCCTACAGGTGGTCATGGAAACTAACACTGGTGTTTACGATAAGAGCTACATTACGTGAGTATGTAGAGTTGGGGCTGGTAATACTACAGGCTGTCAGTGGTTTCAAGAACGGTTGTAACACAGTTGAGAGCTGACCTCTTATTTAACTTGCGGTTATGGTATAAAGGAATTATTCTTGGCTTCCACCCAAGAGATGAGATATCGTAATTCTCTAACCGCTTAATCCTCTATAGCTCAGTTGGTAGAGCGTCGCGCTGTTAACGCGAATGTCCTTAGTTCGAGTCTAAGTGGAGGAGTTTGGGTCATTAGCTCATGGGTAGAGCATCTGGCTTTTAACCAGACCAAGACGATTCGAGCGCGTCATGACCCTTTGTGATTAGCTCAGTGGATTAGAGCATTCCCCTTCTAAGGGAAGAGTCGTTGGTTCGAGTCCAACATCACAAGCCAAATGGCTCTCTAGCATAATGGTATTGCAGCTCTCCTGTAAAGAGCAGATTGTCAGTTCGACTCTGACGGGAGCCTTAAATTTTCGCGCTATACTAAGTAAAACACGGGAATTATATTATGTATTACGCCGCACTCTTAGTATTTGTTGCATTAGTCGTATTTTTTGCTACTCCAGCCTTGAAAAAAAGCGACGATAATCCAACTCCTCTAGACTTTCGAGAGATTCAGTATAAACTGGGCTTCCCTAAAACTGGTGGTCAAGGAGGAGGAAGTAGATACACTCCCCCTAAACGCAAGCCTCCTGAAAGAACTCAACCTACAGGAAGTCGCGTTGAAGATGAAGTTGTAACCAACCCTGAAAATAAACAAGGGAAAAACTAGTCCAAAAAACCATTGGGGAAGAAAGTTTCGTCCGACACTCCAAATTAATTCTTAATACTAAAAAAATCCTGAAGGAAATAGGCTAGGTTCTTGACTCATTCTCAGTTTCTGCTCTGGATTAGGTGAACGCACAAGTATAGACTCGGTATCACTAGCTGCTATCGGTCTATACCCAATATTGAAACTACTGACGCTACTACCGCCCAAAGCTCCAAGAATTTGCGTATATATTGCTATGTACGCATTTTGTCTATTATTTGGGTTAGTGCTATCAGGAGACGAGAAACTTGGCGCTAAACTAAAACTAGGAGCCGAAGGCACAACAGAATTGTCGTAAAAACGGTCGCCAGACGATGAACTTGACCCTATGCGCTCTGGGTTGACTTGATAGTAGTAACAGCCTTCGTGAGAAAAAAGCGGAGGCATACTATATCTTAAAACAAAGCTAAACTCTCCTCGACGAATAGGGAAGTAGCCAGTCTCAGGATTTGGCGGCGCATCCCAAGTTGTTATAACTTGATTTGGTAATGTTTTGAATAGTTCTCCATAAGGCGCACTACCCTCTACAAATAATGTTGATTTTCTCTCTAAGCCTGTAGCTCTATCAACAAAAAATGTGTATTGATTCTTAGTTAAAGGATATACATCAAGAATTTGCCCATAAGCCCACCAATACTTATATTGCCACTCATAACTGACACCACGTTTACCTACAGAGCTTTTTATTTCGTATGGATGATTTATTTTTCCTTCTGCCGTACCCATATCTAGTCGCAGGAGATTTGCACCTTCTTTTGAAGCTGCAAGTACACCAAAAGGATTAGGTCGAATTACATTTGATTTCTGAGAATACTTTTGCAAACTAAATCTAGCTTGGTCAGTGCCGTAGTCAGGTGATTGACGAGGAGAAAATAAAGTATAGTTAGTATTTCCTACATAAGTCGCATCTGAATTGCAAAACTCAGTAATATTTTTTTCTGTCAGCAACGCAGATTGCCTTGGACGTAATACAAGTTCAAGATTATAATCTGAAATTCTGTTGTGGACTATAACTCCAGTATTTTCCAATAACTTGTCATCATTACTAACAGAGTATCTTCTCCACCTATATCTGAGTACTGATTGACCTCTGCACCAAGTATAGGAATAAGTAGGGGTGACACTGTATGACACAACAGTAAAATTGACACCATTAACAGTTGAGATTTTTTTATAGCGCTCATCACTAGCTGGAGCTACCCCTTCAATGGGTATTCTATCTTCTGGGTCAATTACCATACAAGCCCAGATGCCTCCACCAAGATAGTTTAAGTTATCTAGAGAGAAGTTTGATTTAAAGCACTTTGGCAGTCCTACTGTATCAAGATTTAGTTGATAAATAGTCCTCTCCCCAATATTGATTCCGTCATTTTGAGGTGAGATGTCCGAATTATCGATGCTAACTAAAGTCCAATCTACCTCCTTAAGACCATCTTGCTTATTTTTGGTAGATTTTACATATGCAATGTGAGCAGACCATCCTTCTCGATTGGATGAATTGGCTGAGACGTATGCGCGTATCTGAGTCTGGTAACTATCACAGAAAAAAGTATAGATTGGTTCATTAGTGCCCCTTAAATCCTCATCAATATACACAGAAAAATAATTAATAAGTTCACCATCAGACTCTGGGAACTTAACAGGAGCTGGCAGAGGAAACTTAGCAAGTATGGCGCTTTTTTCGAGGTTGGTTTGAGTTATTCTTAGACGCGAAATCGCCGTGGTTAAGGGAAGTCCCGTAAGTCTACGAACTGTGATGAGTTTGAATAGCGACTCATTCGGTGTCCTTTGCTTATTCCGTTTTTGTACCTTAGTGTCAACCGTTGATTGATTTGAGACTAAAATCCACTCGGAAGTTTGCGAGTCCCTCAGATATACGCGACCCGCATTATCCCTTTTAACAAATCTTCCCATTTAGAAATTTACAAAGTGCTGGAAATTACTACTGAAGCCGCCGTACTGACCAACCTGAGCATTTTGTTGACTTTTCCAGTTACCAACACTAGTTTTTCGACGAATCACACCGTTTGCGTCATAGAACTCATCTGGGGCAAGAGGTTTTTGAGGATTTCTAGGTGCTTGTTGCTTACTCATACCACGACCCACGCTGGCGCTTGCAATTGCCTCCTGCCTGTTCAAGCTAGGAGGAGCATTCTGCACTACTGCTGCCCTCTGGTCACGAGTCAGCGATAAAGGAGAAGCGTTTAAGGGAGAATTTCCCCAAGTCGGCACGTTGGGTTGTTGAGGCTTAAATGCTTGACGTAGTTGAGAGGCTTTGTTTGAAATTGTTGGTAGAAATGTTTGTGGCATTGTAGTTAGTTACTCTTTTATATTTTAGTTTAACACTTTGACTTCTGGAAGACTATCAATCCAATCTTCAAAAAGAACCGTCATAGCTCTGTCCCTTGATTCGGCATAGTTTTTCAGCTTAGTCATACGTTTCTCTGATAAAGTAGCGTTAAATCTTTTATCTTTACTCATGATTGGTGTCAATGTTATGTTATAGTTTAATTATAACTTATAAATAGAAATTACACAATGAGTGATACTTGGATACTTTATCAGACCACAAATTTGGTTAACGGTAAAATTTATGTAGGGGTGCATAAATTGGCTGATACTAGCTATTCTAGAAGCTACCTTGGTAGTGGCTGTGCTTTAAAACCAGCTATCGAAAAATATGGGAAAGAAAATTTTAGAAGGGCTACACTGGCAGAGTTCTCTTGTGCTAAAGATGCTTACGAAGCCGAGACTCAAATGGTTACTGAGGAGTTTTGCAATCGAAAAAATACTTATAATCTAAGAATAGGTGGTGAAGGCGGTATTTTCACAGAAGAAGCTAGAGTTAAAATGAGTGCGGCAGCTAAAGGAAAACAACACACGCCTGAAACTAGAGCAAAAATGAGTGCTTCACATAAGGGAAAAATAATAACGGCTGAAGCTAAGGCTAAAATTGGCGCGGCTTCTAAAGGGAACAAACATCGGTTAGGTAGTGTTGCTTCATTAGAGACAAGAGCAAAAATGAGTGCTTCTCAAAAAGGTAGAACTGCAAGCGAAGAAACTAAAATTAAGCTCAGCAATGCAGCTAAAGGAAGAGTACTTAGCGAGGAACATAAAGCAAAATTAAGTGCCTTACGCACAGGTAGAACTACAAGTGCTGAAACTAAAAATAAAATGAGTATTGCTAATGGTAGACCTGTTGTACTGCATGGTAAATACTACACATCGAGCAAAAAAGCTGCTAAAATCAATGAAATAGCTCACACTACTTTACGATGGAGGCTCAATAATCCTTCTCTTAACTGGATAGAATGGCGCTATGCTACAGAAGAAGAAGTTGCTAACTTTTTGAGAGAGGGAGTTGCGGAGGTTCAAAATTTGTTTGATAACGTTGTGCGCCATACGTGATTCTGAACGACTGAATGTAACCTGAAAAATTGGTAATTGCATAGCCAATATTCAAAGTTTCTGTCCAATCCATGTTAGTATTCTTTAATTTATCGGTCAAAACTCCATCTATATAAAGTTTTGTAGTTTTATTAGTTGCAGAATTAACCAGAGCAACGTGAAACCACTGCTTAGCCTCAATTTCAGCTATAGCGGGACTTGTGTAGTTTGGTTGACCCTTATAACACCTCAACGTCGCCTCATCATTGAACGCAAATATCTTAGGTGAAGTTGCCCCACTGGAAAGAATGCCTTGAAGGATGCTATCAGAATTATATGTACTGCTAGAAGAGGTTACATCACCTACTATTGGCTCTGGAATATACTCAATCGCATTTGTCACATCTCCAATTGAAATATTGTTACTACGAGTAAACACTCCTGAAACTGCTTGAATACTTGTATTAAATGTGCTTGATAACGACGAATAAACGCGATACCCAACAGCACCAATTTTTTTCTGCCATTCCGCAACAAATCCTTTTTCTGCCTTAACCCTATTTGGCTCTACAATAGGTGACTCAATTGCTGAATTTGTAGCAACCAAAACACTATTAACATCTCCGACCAACTTATTATCAAATCCATCTAATTTGGTAGAAAAATCAGATGTCTGAGAAACATCGACTATATAATCTGTGGCTCCTTCAACATCACTCCAACTAATATCAAATGAAGTAGGTGTGACCGACGATGCAGGACTTGCGACAGGAGCAGAAAGAGAGAAGGTAGTAAGGGAGGGTAGGTAAATATAAAATTCAATGCAGTAGTCTTGGTTTGCACTAATTGGTTGTGATAAATTTGCCACAATACTGCTGCCTTGACCATCAAATTTCATCGATTTAAGTAAACCCGTAGGATATGTATCTGCTACTACCGATACATTATTTATTGCTAAAACGCAGTCATGTAAGCTCTCATCGATAATAGTTCCTGTTGTAGTAGCTTGAATGAAGAGCAGTAAATTGTTGTAGTAGGGGTCGGGTAAATAAGCAGGGACTACTGCTGTACGAGTCAATACATTGGAGGCTTGATTAGGTGTCCCAATTGCAGAATTGACAGAATTAGCCAAAACTGCTAAGCTAAAATCTCCGCTTGCGTTAGCTTGCACTTCAAAATTGAAAACGTTGTTATTACTTGCTTTTATTAATCCTCCTACAACACAGTTAGTGAGAGTGAGGGCATCAAGCCCGAACG